ACCATCACGGTCCCTGGGGCTTGCTGGTAGATCGCCCGCGCCCGCGAGTTCATCTGCGGGTTCACGTCGATGTAGCCGAACACGTTGGCCGGATCGCCTTCCAGCGCGGCCACCAGTTCGGGGATCAACTGGAGCGTGCTCACCACCGCAGTAATCAGACCCGAACGGCTAATCACGCACGGTCACCCAGCCTCTCTTGAGATACACGCCGTACTGCGAGTTCGCCGCCTGGAACACCACGTTCTGATCGTCCGGCGCGAAGCCGATCATCTCCGCGTAGCCCTGGGCGCGGCGAGCGTGATCTCGAGCCTGTTTCGCTGTGTTCTCTGCGCGGATCAGTCTCCCCGAAGCCTTGCGCAAAGTGAAGTTGGACGACAGCATGCCGGTCAGCACGTTGTCGCGGATCGCCCGCTTGCCGGTGACCTTCTGCTTGACGATGGCGTAGCGCGTCTTGAGCTTGGGCGCCGGATTGCCGTAAGCATCCTTCGCCACTGACCAGCGTGCCTTCTGCGCCGTGATCATCGCTTCGCCAATCGCACGCATCTGCGGATCAGCGAGTTGCGGCTGTCTGAAGTAGCCGCTCTGCTTGGTCTTGATGCGCAGTTGCCACTTGAAGAACCGGCGAGCCTTGGCGGCATAACCCGCCGCTTCTCCGGCGAAGTCAGGAATCGCCATTACGGCTTCTCCACGAGCACGACGCTGGTGTAGCCGATGATGTATTCGTTCACGCGCACCACGTCGAACTCCACTCCGTCGCGAAAGACGGCATCGCCCCGCTCCGGCACACTGGGCAGGTCCGCATTCTGAATCCACAAATGCGAATAGCGCCCAGGCGATTGATCCTCGTCTTCGGCGCCGTCCTTCCAGATCGCGGAGATCATGAATCCCGGCGAATTGCCGCCGATGCGATATTCGACTTGCTGTCCGAACACCGGCAGGAGGGCCTGCCATAGTTCCGGCGCGAAGAACGCATTGAACGCCGTCGCCAACTATTCCTCCTTCCCTGCGCGATTCCCCGGCGCCGCAACTGGCTGGGTGGCTCCGGGGAATGCGCCGGATTTGACCCACGGCTCCGGCGATGGAGCCGCGAGCAAAACTAGAGCACCTTCGCCTTGAAACTCGCGTTCGGGCGATAGGGCACGACCAGCGGCGCGGATTGCAGCATGACGAACCGCACCGATGGATCTTCCTCGATCCAGCTTTTGACGAAATACTGGACCGCTTGCAGACCGGCCTGCTCGTCGCGCACGGCGCCGTAGGCTTGCACGCCTTCCAGCGCGGCTGACGTCAGCACGCAGGTCTGCGCCGGGAAAATGGGTTTCTCCACGCCGTCGGCTGGATCGACATACCAACCGGCATAGACAAAAATATTGAAGCCGTCGATGGTGCCCTGGTACACGCCGCCTTCGGTGATCTGCGCGTCCTGGGTCATCGTCGGCATGTTCTGATAGACCCGCTGCAACGCCAGCCGGTCCTTCACGTTGGGGTGAGAGCGGAAGACCTTCCAAACATCCACGCCCATGATGACGTCGGTCACCTGCACGCCCGTGCTCTGCAAGACGATCTGCGACCAATCCTGAAAGTCATCGAGCGGCGTTGCGGTCGAGACGCTCCACAACGTGGAGGCCACGATGGTGTTACCGGCGGCGCGACCGAAGTCCAGCACGACGGTCGGATACTTATCGCCCGTGATGGTTGACTTACCAGTTACCAATACCTCACTCGCCATCACTTCCATGCGACGGCGAACCATATCTACTTGGTCTTGTAAGTCGCGGGCGATGAGCTGCCGCAGCCGGTCCCCAGGCATCATCGTGCCGCCGATCTGCTCGCCCGCAGTGCGCTTCAGCGGACGATTCATATCGAACACCCTTTTGTCCTTCACATAAGCGGGCCGGAACGTTGCCGTCTTGAAGTTGAGCGAAGCTACAATCTGACCCTCGACTAATGGACTTACAAACGGACTAATGCGCCGCTTGCCGTCCAGTGTGTCGAAGTGAATGTCTTCGCTTGTTTCGGTTTGCACCGTGCCGAAGTATCTGTCGATCAGAAACTGCGGGTTGCCCAGCAAGGAGGCGACGACCCTTGTCAGCACGTCTGTCGAGAAAAGATCTGCCATTCTGTTGCTCCTGAAATGTCCAAGCTTTGTAATCCCGCCGCTTCCTGCGACTCATCGCCTAGCCGCAGGAACGGCCAAAAGATCCACCTACGGCGTCGTCGGTGGAGGAGTCGTCGGCGGCGCAGCCGGTTCAGGCGGCGGAACATCCGCGAGTTCGGGGTGCAGCGCCCGCTCTTCAGCCGTCAGGTAACCCAGGAGAGAATCGCTGGGCGGCACTGCCGGAGGAGGCGGCGGTTCGGTGGCGGCGGCTGCGGCTGCGTCTTCCGCTGCCTTGAGCGCGGCGCGGTTCGCATCGAGTTGGGCTTTGGCCTGGGCGGCTTCCGCATCGAGCGGCGCCGACTTGACCAACGTGCCGTCGGTGTAGACGACCGACTCGATGAGGATGGAGAAGTTGCGGAGTGCATCTGCCACGGCGCCATGCCCCAATGCAGCGGGCCATACCACTGCGGCTGCGGAGAACTTTCCGCTGAGATAGACGGTCGCGGCGACGGTGGCGGCTGTCGAGTCCACGTCGTTGACCAGGATTGCGTTGCAATCGGCGGCGGTAGCGGGAAGCGTGATGGCGCCGGTCGCGGGATCAATCTTGACGATGGTGCCGCGAAGCAGGACGCCGATGCCGGAAGCCACCGTGCCGCTCCGCGATACGACGTCGTCGCCATCGGTGAGCAACGGCAAGTAAGAAAATGCCGTCGTTGAGAACATGGCTTGCGCCATGGGATTTGCTACTGCTGGCATGCTCTTTTCCTTTCCTTACGCGACCCGCCGGTCCTTCGGGACGAATCGCAGAATGCTGGCGGCGTCGGCCTCCGCGCTATCGCCCAGTCCTGCGTCGGCGCTGGTGCCGACCTTCGGATTGGGGACTTGCGTCATGGCTTGTTCCAGCCGGTTGGGCGCGGGCGCCGGTGCAGCCGGGACCGCGAGCGGCGCAGCCGTGAGGATCTTGCGTGCGGCCTCCGGGTCGAGGTCAGTTTCCAGCGCCAGCGTGCGGGCGAGTTGCTCGCGTCCGTTGGCCTCCTGGCAAGTGAGAATGGCTGCGATCCGCAGTTTCTGATCGACCGGGGGTGCAGCCGCGACCGGCGCAGGAGCCGGTGTAGCGACAGTCGGCGTTGCCGCCGCTGTAGTCGTCGTCGGATTTTCCATCGTGGTGATTAACTCCTGGGCGGCTGACGCCGCTGGACGTATGAGAGACTCCATCGTGACCGGGTTGCCCAACTCGTTCATCAGCGATTCAAAGTTGGACACAGCGTCGGCCATTCCGGCGGCGACGGCTTGCCGTGCGATCATGACGCCGCCGCGACCGTAATTCTGCGTGATGTTCTCCGCTGTCGTGCCGCGAAACGCAGCCACGCGGGAAACGAAGATTTCGGCCAGGGAGTCAGCGATGGCGAGAAGCTGGGACCGGCCTTCGTCGGTTGCCACGTCAGCCCGCTTTAACGGGGACACAGTGCTGACGATCTCGTACCGCTTGACTCCCCGCTTTTCCTGAGCCGCCCTATTATCCATCACGGTCACTACCACGCCGATGGAGCCCAGGAAGCTTGATTCGTTCGCCACGATGCGATTGGCTGCGCTCGCGATCCAGTAAGCGCCGCTGGCGGCGAGCCCGTCCACGTAAGCAGTGACAGGCTTGACGGCGGCGCCAGCCCGCACCATGTCGGCAAGCTCGCTCACGCCGTCCACCTGACCGCCCGGTGAGTTGACGTTCAGCACGATCTGCTGCACGGCGGAACTCTCAATCGCCGTCTGGAAATTCTGACTGAGCGTCTCTATGGCCGTAGCGCCGGAGATCCTGGTGAAGATATCCGCGTAGCGGAAGATAGGTCCGGTGACGTCGATGATCGCGATACTTCCGCGCATGCTGACGTCGCCGCCGGTATTGTCGAGTGGCTGGCCCAGCTTCGCCGCCACGGCCTCCAGGTCGATCTCGCGACCGTCCATGTGGCGTTCGACGATATCCATGATGGTGACCATCGAGCGGTCGGTGATAGCCCATGGCCTCTCCTGAATCGCTTGCAGCACGCGGAATAGCGGATGCCCTGGCATGTTTACTCCTTCGCCCTTACCGGCGTGACTGTCGGTTCCGCTGGCGAGCCGACCGGCGTGGGCGGCGGCGGTTCGACATACAGCCCCAACTGCTTCAGCCGCTCGCGTTCAATCGCGGCCTGTTCCAGCACTTCCATCCAGTCGTCGCCCTGTTCGGCGCACTCCTTCTCCAATGTCGAGGTCATCGAAGACATGCGGAGTTGCGAAGCCTCGGCTTCCTTAATTGGGTCCACGTAGCCGCGACCTGGGCCGATCCATTTGGCGCGTTCGTAGAGCGGTCGCAGTTCGTAGTAACCCGGCGCGTCGATCATCCCCGCGTTGATCGCCTCCTCCAGCCAGAGCCGGTACACCGGCTGCATCCAGTAGTTCGCGACAAACATGCGGCGCGTGACGAAATATCTCCACGCCTCGTTGAGCGCGGCGCGAGCGCTGGAGTAGTTCGTCTTGCTGAAATCCTTGATCGTCAACTCATACGGCATGCCCAGGGCGACACCGATCTGCCTCTGCACCGCTTCGACGAAGTTGGAATACTGCGGCGCGGGTCGCGTGGGCGTGAACGGAGTGAGCTTGTCGCCTGGGTACAGCGGGATGATGGCGCCGCCCTCAAGCTGGACGCGCCACTGGTTCTTGTTTTCCAGGTAGGCGTTCGGATCGCCGCCCATCAACTCGTGGATCGCCTGGGGATCAAGCGGCGTCTCGATGACGCCCGCGACCAGGGAGTTCACGATGGCGGATTGAAGCTCCGTCCGCTGGTAGCTGTCCAGCATGCGGAACTGCTCGATGACGGAGGACAGCACCGGCTTGCCGCGAGTCTGATCCACGCGATCCGTCGAGAGCACATGGATCACGCGCTTGCGCCCCCAGGAAGTCTCGGCGGGAATGGCTTGCCAGGGACCGACCACGTTGACCCAGCCGGTAATCACCATCCAGTCCTGCATGACGCGCACGTAGTAGGTGAGCGGCTTGCCGTAGTCGTCTAATTCGATACCGCCGCGGAGCTTCAGCGTGGGCGGCGTGAAGTTCGGATTCGATAGACGATCTACTTCGATCAGTTGCAGACACGTGCGCCAGGGCGTGTCGCCACGCTCCAGCCAGAGAGGCAACGCCAGCGCTTCGCCGGACTCGATGCAGGACCTGTAGACCAGCGACGTGAGGAAGTGGAAGTTGTACTTACCGGCGGCGTCACACGCCGTCGTATCCGCCCAGGTTCTCCAGAGTGACTCGACTTGCTGCGACCATTCTTCGGCCCAGGTAATGTCGCGTCCCAGGGCGCGGTAATCGGGATAGCACGCAAGGCGCAGCCCGATGCCGACCACGTTGTCCACGAGTGTCTGGAACGCGCCGCTGGTGACGCCGTTGTTCCTGGCGAGGTCCCGCGCACGCGCCACCAGCATGTCCTGGTCCGGCAGGATCTCCGCGTCTGCCATGGCGCGGAACGGCAACCAGTTCGCGAGTTGCTTGCGCCAGCGGGAAGCTCCGGCGTGCGCCCGCTCGCCAAAGCGAACCGGCGACTCGCTGGACATAGCGCTGGGCTTGCTCCAGAGCCGCGAGATCCACTTGACCGGCGCAGCCGTCACGGGATGGCCTCCATCGATACCGGCCTCCGGCGTGCGCGGAGATAGCCAGTGAGGTCGCCCTGGGCGAGAGCGCACTGCGCCGTGAGTTGGTCGATGTAGCGTTGCAGATCACCGATGGCGGTCTGCGAGCCCTCGTACTCAACGCGCCCCAGTTGCGGCGTCTCGATGGCGCTGATGTTCTGCCCGCGCATGAGCACGCCCATCTGCGCTTGCGCCTGGGCGAGTTGCTGGCACGGCAACGGAATCGGATTCGGTCTGCGGTTGCAGGGCATCAGATCAGCTTGTTGACGACCGCTTCCACTGCGCCTTGCAGTGCGGCGTCCTCGATCTGGGCGCCAGCGCTTTGAACTGCCGGGTCCATGACCGTGGGCGTCTGGAGTTGGGAGGCGACGGCGTCCGGCTGCTGATACATGGTCTGAGCCCATCTCAGCCGCGCATTATGCGCGACGATGGTCGGCTCCTCGTTCATAATCGCCGTCGCGAACTGCATGGCGGCGACTTTCACGCGCCCGCGAAAATTCATATCGACCATAAGTTGCGATGATTCGGTGTAAGTCATCTAAGTTCCTCGTTAAGCTGCATACTTGACTCGATTGCCGTCGGCTGGGTCGTACCAAAGTGTCTTGGCGCCAGCGGCTGGCGCGGTAGATGGAAGACCGGGAAGCCGAAGGTTTGCGCTACCGTTGATATCGCCGCCAACGTCGAGTTGATAGGCGGGGCTGGCCGCGCCAAGGCCGATGCCCACGAGGCCAGCTTGGGTTACGTAGACGCGCACGTTGCTGGAATTGGTGACTACGCAGAAACCAGTGCCGCATTCAATATTGAAGTTGCCTCGCTTTGGGACAGCCGCTCCATGACTAGGCCCGTAATAGGTGAGGTAACTGTTCACGCCCGCCTGATTGAAGCCAAAGGCGATAGAT